TTGCAGATAAAGTAATTGATTTTAATAGAAGAATAGATGAAGAAGATTATTACACTCCACAAGTCACAAATGATGCTCACATCAAATATCCAAACGCAAATGGTGAAACTAAGATATTAAGTGAGGAAACATCTGAACTATTAAAACAACATGAACAAACTAAAGAGATGATAGCCAGTTTGAAAGAAGTAAATGAAAAGATACAAGCACACATAATGGATGAAATGGGTAATGCTTCTATTGGTAGAACTGGTAATTGGATAGTTCAATGGAAGATGCGTAAGTATAAGGCACAACCAGAAAAGATAGTGCCACCTAAAGATGCTTATGAGATTAGAAGTAAAACATTAACGATAAAAAAGGGCAAATAGATATATGAGAGTGTATAGGTGTTATGGAGAGTTTATCTTTTGCCCTTATGTTGATTATAGGAGAAAAGTAAGAAAGTATTAATTAACTATGGTAATAAAGTCATATTAATATTAATATTTATATGGAGAGTTTTTATGGAAGATAATTATAAAAAAGCACTTTGGATTCCAACCGATTTGCATACTGAGATCAAAATATTTGCTGCAAAAAATAACATGAGTATAGAGTCTGCTAGTCAGCTTCTACTAAAGTTAGGTGTTTGCAGTTATGAGGAGAGAAAAGTAAATGAGTCAGAATAAGGAAGCTGTTGAAAAAAGAAGAAAAGAAATAGCAGAAGAAAAGAAAGATAAACAAATCAAATGGATTTATTTTCAACGAGGTGCTGGTAAGCATTACGAGGAAATAGCTTATATGAGTGGTAGGATTGTTAGGACTGATTATGGTGAACTCTAGGAATAAAGGTGCTGCATTTGAAAGGTTTATTGTGAATAAGATAAATAATTACTTTGAATCTAAGAATATAGATAAAAGAGTAAAACGCAATTTAGATCAATACCAAGAAAAAGGACAAGCAGACATTTATTTAGACAATATAGCTATAGAGTGTAAGAGGTATAAATCAGGTTCTAATATGCCTAGAAATAATTGGTGGACTCAAACACTAGAAGCTGCTGGTGATAAATACATACCTATATTAATATGGAAATATGATAGGAAAAGTATTCAATGTATAGTACCAGCATGGTTAATAACAAATGTACCAAGATCAAACAAAATTACTTTAATGTGTCCATTAACAGACTTATGCGAGAACATGGATGAAGTCTTACAAAAAGCTAATGGATGTGAATAGTTTTATGCTGGAAAATGAGTTTGAGGATTATTGCCGAGAACGATATTACAGAATAAATATTGCTTGTGATTTTTTAGGAATCATAAATGATGAGGATTATGTCAGCTTCAAGGAAAGAAACTATACTATTCTTGAAATTGATTTTTTAAACAGTATTGATAAAACAATACATTAATGGAGAGTATATATGGATATATTAGGTGGAATGAGTAGTGGTGGAGAATCACCTTACTTAAAATGGAAAACAGGAGATATGAGCTTCTATAATGGAGATAATCCAATAGAGTTTCAATATCTTCAACTTGATCCTGCTACTTTTTTAAGTGGATGGGGAGCTTACAAACAAGTATCAGGTTATGACTTTGTTTGGGATAAGCAATTCGGTGTAGTTGGTGATAAACCTGCTGAAGATTACAAAAGAGCTTTTTCTGCTTGGGTGTTGCCACAAGGTCTATCAAGACCTTTATTATGGCAGAATATGACATTTGCAGAAACACAAGCATTTAATAAGATACTTGCTTTGTTCTGGAATGATAAAGACAAGAATAGTGATTTACTGCCTGTTGTTAAATTTACAGGTGCTAAAAAACTACAGGTTGGTTTAGGACAATCAAGTGAATTAAGTTTTGAGTTTGCTAAGTTTGCACCTAGATCAAATGAGTTTGTTATTCCTACTTGGTACAACGATGATAACGATACTTCTGATGTAAAAGGTAATGATGGTCTTTCTGATTTAGTTAATAAACAAATCAATGACAATAATGATTTATTAACAGATGATGATGTACCTTTTTGATGCAGAATATAGATTGGCAAAAAATAGCACCTGAGTTAGCAAAAGAGCTTTTAGGAGAACCCAAAACAACAACATCTACCGAATATAGATGGGGTAATAAAGGTTCTTTAGTTCTTAATCTAAATGATGCTACTTGGTATGATTTTGAAAATGATACAGGTGGTGGTATTGTTGATCTTATAAAACATCTAAACCAAGATGTAAAAGTAATATTAAAGCAGTATGGTTACGATTTAGCACCACAACATAATTACTCCAATGGAACTACCCCCCTTGTTCCTAAAAGTGGTGCTAAATCTTTTTCTAGGCAACAAATGGTTGACCTTTATAGACAAGCAACTATAAAGGTCAAATATGCTGATAACTTCCTAGTGCTTAGATTCCCTGATGGTCATTTCATAAAACAAAAGTATGCACCATTCACTTTAAATACAGATGGTTCTTGGTCTATGAAAAGACCAGATGGAACTTTACCTATATATATAGAAGAAAAGCATTTAGATAAACCAGTCATAATCAACGAGGGAGAAAAGGCTTTATTAGGATGTCAGCAGATATATGACTATGACTGTTGTACTTGGCATGGTGGAGTTAATGCTTGGGATAAAGCAGACTGGTCTAAGATTTATAATAGAGAAGTTTACATCTTTCCTGATAATGATGAAGCTGGTAAGAAGTGTGCAAATGAAATAGCAAGACATTTAAAGCAAAATGGGTGTAGTGTTTCTATTGCTAATCCACCAAAAGATTTCAAAGAAAAAGATGATTTATATGATGCTCATGAAAGTAATTACTTTAAATCATCTGATGATTTAATTAATTACATCAAACAAAACAGACTCAAACCACCAAGAGGTTCTTTATACTTTCAAAGTATAAATCAAATTATGGATAATCTTACTGAACCTGATTGGTTAGTAGATAGGGTGTGCGAAAGAGGTACAGTAATGTCTATCTTCGGTTCACCCAAATCAGGTAAGTCGTTTATAGCAATAGCTATGGCTTGTGCTGTTAGTTCAGGTGAAGATTTTTATGGATTTAATACACAAGCATCTACTGTTTTATATTTAGCAGGTGAGGGGTTTGTTGGCGTGGGTAGAAGAATAAAAGCATATGAAGAATTTTATAATAAGAGTATAAGTGATAAACCATTATTAGTTTCTAATAGAGGATCAAGAATTGGAGATGATGAAGAATTTGCTATGTTGCAGAATGTTTGTAGAGACATAGAATTAGAAAAAGGTAATATTGGTATGATTATTATTGATACATTAGCTAGAAACTATGGACTTAATGAGAACTCTACAGAAGATATGAATAAGTTTATTCAAAGGGTAGATGAACTAAAAGAAGAATTTAATGCAACCATAGTCATAGTGCATCATACAGGACACGGAAGTAATGGTAGGGCAAGAGGTAGTTCTGTATTACCAGCAGCTTTAGATTATGAGTTTAGAGTAGATAGAGATAAGAATAGTGATGATAAAGCTATGCTCGTTACTGTAAAGCAAACATTAGTTAAAGATGGTACTCCGATTGATGATTTATACTTTCAATTTAAAGAACAAACACTTTATGGATATGAGGGTGTAACATCAGGTGTATTAGCTATAACTGATGAATCGCCAAAGAAACTTGGACTAACAAGAGCAAGAGAAGAAACAATAAAAGCTATTGAAGATTATCAGAAAGAGAAAGAGCCAAATGATCCTGTTAGTGTTTGGGTTAAGTTTACGATACTAAAAGCAAGAATGGACATATCAGATAGTGCATTAAAATCAAGGTTAGCTGATTTAAAAGATATGGAATTAGTGCATTACAAAGAGGGATATGGCTATCAAGCTAAATCATTTGATAATGAGGTATTTTGATGATTCCTTTTCCTAATAAAAAATACAACATCATATATGCTGATCCACCTTGGCATTATGACAAAAGAAATGAGGGTACAAGAAATGTGCAAAATAAATACAGCACAATGACTTTTGAAGATATTTATAATTTACCTGTACAACAGATTTCAGATACAAATTGTATATTATTTTTATGGGTTACTTATCCAAAATTGCCACAATGTTTAGAAACTATTTCTAAGTGGAGTTTTGAATATAAAACTTGTGCATTTTCTTGGGTTAAAAAAAATAAAAAATCTAATTCTTTTTTTATGGGTATGGGTAATTGGACTAGGGCAAATAATGAAATATGTTTACTGGCTACAAAAGGTACAGTAAAAAGAGTATCTGCATCTGTAAGACAAATAGTTTACAAGCCTATAGAACAACATTCAAAAAAACCTGATTGCATTAGAAACAGCATAGTAGAACTTGTAGGTGATTTGCCAAGAATAGAACTATTTGCAAGAGAAAAAACAGAGGGTTGGGATGTTTGGGGTAATGAGGTATGAACTACTTGGTTGGTTTTTGGTCGGTTTTTGGTTGGTTTTTGGTTGGGTTTTTTGGCAAAATCAATAGAAAGATGGTTGGTTTGGTTTGTATTTCTAATACAACCAACCACCAACCAACTATGATTACAGTATTATGAACCAACCAAATACATATTTAGATAATCAGTTAAAAGATAAGTTAAAGGCATTACGCACTTATGAATCACAAACTTATTCTAAGTGGGGTAATAGAAAACGAATCTTTAAAATGGTAGGTGTAGATTTTGAAATTAAGTTTTGTAGAGCAGAAATTATATTGAAAGAATCTTTACGCAAAGAAACTACACAAAGAAAAATATCAAGAGTTAATATGATGAATAGAGCATTTGAGCAACTTAATATAAAATTAGAATCTAGTGGTTATCCACAAATACAACCAAACGCTAGATCATTTAGATTTGATAATAAGAACATATTAGTTTGTGACACAGATGAAGAAAAACCATTGTTAATTAAAATACATAAACAAGAAGAAGATGTTGCTATATTTAGCATAGAAGAATTACTAAGATGTATTCCAAAAGATTTTATGGAAGCAAAACAATTACTATCAAAACTAAGTAAAGAAGTAAACTTTGAGAAGATAACTTATGAGCAAAGGTAGCAAACGCAGACCTGAAGATAAAAAGAAAATAGATAAGAATTGGGATAAGATATTTAAGGAAAAGAAAAGTGCCAACAAAACTAAAGAAAAGTGTAAAAACATATAATAGGAAAACAGGTAAGACAACTACTGAACACTTTTATTTACATACTACAAAGCAGGATGAGTTAGAAAGAATTGCAAATGATACTAATGCTAATCCAAAACTTAGAATCAAATGCAAAAGAGAAATAACTAAAAGGAGAAAAGCAAATGGTAGATTTAGTAAACCACCCACCACATTATAAGAAAGGTGGCGTTGAAGCTATAGATTATATTAAGCAACAGTTAGGAAAAAACTTTCCTGCTTACTTAGAGGGATCAGCAATTAAATATATACATAGACATAAATATAAAGAAGCAAATATACAAGATTTAGAGAAAGCTGTATGGTATATAAATAAACTTATAGAACATTACGAGAACTTATAATGGATATTAGTTTCTATATATTGGTAGCTTTATTTTTATTAACTGTATATCAACTTATAAACAGCAAATGGAAATAGATAAAAAGAAATTAAAAGAAAAGATAGAACAGGGTAAATCATCACATGATGTGGCTATGACTTTTGGATGTCATCCATCTACTGTAAAAAGAAAAGCAAAAGAGTTAGGTTTAAAATTTAAAGCTAAATCACATTGGAGAAAGTATGCAAGTTAGTGTTAAGAGTAATATAAAAGAAATAACTAAGTGGACTACTAATGCACAAAAGAAACAAATACCTTTTGCAACATCAGTAGCAATCAATAATACTTTATTTGATTTGAAAAAAGAAATGGCAAAACAAATGGACAAAAAGTTAGACAGACCAACTCCATTTACTAAAAGAGGTTTCTTCATCAACAAAGCTAAAAAGAATTTATTGGTAGGTGTATTGCTGATGAAAGATATTGTAGCTAACTATATGCACTACCAGATAGAGGGTGGCACAAGACAGACAGGCAAACGCATACCAGTACCATATCAACCTAATGCAAGACTAAATAAGTTTGGAAACATAATAGGTAAAAAGACTGGACTAATAAAAAAGAGTACACAATTTATGGGAACTGTTGGTGGTACTGAGGGTGTGTATGAAAGAACTAAAGATGGCTTAAAACTTATAATAGGATTTGAAAGATCAGTAAATTATACGCCACGATTCCCTTTCTATATTATCGCAAGTAAGTTTAGTAATTCAGTATTTGATAAGAATTTTACAAAGGCGTTTAATCGTGCTTTAAAGAGTGCCAAGTAATGTTAGGTTCTTCTTACAGGTTTGTCGTGGGTTATTCGCGACGACAGTTTTTTTTTAGCGATAGGCTATATATATTTAGGTAATTGTTAGGTTATGGCAACGCAAAGAGATGTAGCAGAACACTTAGATTTATCAACGAAAAGCATTTCTGAATTGATTACAAAAGGCGTATTACCATCTAAAAAAGGTAGATCACCACTAAATATAGATGTTTGCAGACACGCTTACATAAGTTATTTGCGTAAATTAGCTGGTTATCACAAAAAAAGTGGTTCAGGAGACATAGCAGAAGAAAAAACACGCTTAACTAAGGCACAAGCTGATAAAGCTGAGCTAGAAGTATCAGAATTAGAGGGTAAACTTATACCAGCACCATTAGTACAAGATACATGGACTGATTTTGTTGCAAATGTAAGAGCAAAGCTACTTGGCATACCAACAAGACTTGCACATCAGATGATTGCAACTGATAACTATGCAGAAGCAGAAAAATTACTAAAAGATTGCATCTATGATGCACTTAATGAATTAGCAGACAATGGAATACCTACAGAATATGCAAATCGTGTTGAAAAACACGCATCAGACATTTAAACCACCACCTGATTTAAAACTATCAGAATGGTCTGATAGATACAGGAAGCTATCACCTGAATCTTCTGCTGAAGCTGGTCAATGGAATACCAGTAGAGCCGAGTATCAAAGAGAGATAATGGACACTTTCAATGATCCCAACATAGAAAGAATAGTTGTAATGACTTCATCACAAGTTGGTAAGACCGAAATAATACTCAATGCTATAGGTTACTACATAGACCAAGATGCTTCACCCATTTTAATTGTGCAACCAACACTACAAATGGGTCAGGCATTTAGTAAAGATAGATTATCAGCTATGATTAGAGATAGTGAGAAGTTAAGAGGTAGTGTAAAAGATGCAAGAAGTAGAGATGCAAACAATACTACTATGCACAAGAAGTTTGCAGGTGGACATTTAACAATAGTTGGTTCCAATTCTGCATCAGGTTTAGCATCAAGACCGATTAGAATTTTGTTAATGGATGAAGTAGATAGGTATGAACTTAGTGCTGGTAGTGAGGGTTCGCCTATTGCATTAGCAGTAGCAAGAACTAAAACATTTTGGAATAGGAAGATATTTATGTGTTCTACTCCAACCATAAAAGGACTTTCTGCTATTGAATCTGCATTTGAAGAATCAGATAAACGCTACTACTATGTGCCTTGTCCTGAATGTGAACATAAGCAAGTTTTAAAATGGAAGAATGTTGTTTGGGAAGAAGATAAACCTGAAACAGCAGCTTATGCTTGTGAAGAATGTGGTTCGGTCATTGAGGAATCTAAGAAACAATGGATGCTTAAACATGGTGAGTGGAGAGCAACCAATGAATCAAACAATACAGCAGGATTTCATATATCTGAACTGTACTCAGTTTGGAGTACATGGTCACAAATGGCTACTAACTTTCTTGAAGCAAAAAAGAATCCAGAAACATTAAAAACATTTATCAATACTGCTTTAGGTGAATCATGGGAAGAACAGGGCGATGCAGTAGAGTATGACACTTTATTACAAAGAAGATTATCTTATGATAAAACTAATGTACCTGAAGATGTGTTAGTTATAACAGCAGGAGTTGATACACAAAAGGACAGATTAGAATGTCAGCTTGTAGGTTGGGGTAAGAACTATGAAGCATGGGTGTTAGACTATAAGATATTTTGGGGTGACCCTAATGCTTTTAATGTTTGGCAAGATTTAGATGTTTACTTAAAGAAAAGATATAAAACTGAAACAAATAGAATCATACCTATATCATGTGCTTGTTTAGATTCAGGTGGTCATCATACAAATATGGTTTATCAATTTACCAAACCAAGACAGGCTAGAAGAATATTTGCTATCAAAGGTTTATCACAAGCTGGTAAACCAATAGCCAATAGACCAACATTTGTAGGTAAAAATAAAGCTGTTCTTTATGGTGTTGGTACTGATACTGCAAAAGAAGCTATATTTGCTAGATTATCTACTGATCCTGAAGCAACAACATTACATTTTCCAAATGATGTAGATGAAGAATATTTTAAACAACTTACAGCAGAAAAAAGAGTGACTAAATGGATTAGAGGTAAAAAGTCTTTAGTATGGAAGCAGATAAGACCTAGAAACGAAGCACTAGATACTTTAGTTTATAATTTTGCTGCTATATACATTTTAAATCCTAATTTTGATGTAATAGAGCAAAAGATATTAGTAAATGATGCAAAACCACAACAAACCACACAAAAAAAGACAAGAAAAGGCATAAATAGACAAAATTTTGCTACTTCTTGGAAATGACAACTATTTAACTTTGAAATATTGACATTACAGTAATGAGCCTTAGTGTTATAGATAGATTAATCTATAAATAAGAGAGGTTTTTAACTTGTCAAACGCTTTTGATAGAGTCAATTACACTACCAAAGAGCCTAGTAAACTTGTGCTTGGAGATTTTTGGGCATGGCGTAGGGATGATCTTGCAAGTGATTATCCTGTAAGTGCCTATGCTCTCACTTATGAGTTTCATTTAGATGCTGGTGGTGGTGGCACAAAAAAATTCACACTAACTGCAACTGAAGCAGATGATACCTATTACATAGAAGCTGCATCATCTAGCACTACCAGTTATGCAATAGGAGACTATATTTGGGAAGCATACATAACTAAATCTTCTGATTCTAATAGAGTCATGGTAGATTCAGGCAGAACAACTATTACAGAAAACTTAGCTAATACAAATGCTGATTTAAGAAGTCACGCTAAGATTGTGCTAGATGCAATAGAAGCAGTTATAGAAAATCGTGCCAGTATGGATCAATCTTCAATGTCTATAGCTGGTAGGTCTTTATCAAGGATGTCTATAGATGAACTTATGACATTTAGAGATAGATACAAAGCTGAATATCTTAAAGAAATAAAACTTGCAAGAATAAGAAACAAACAAGGTTCAGGTAATACTGTAAAAGTAAACTTTGGATCAACACAAATTAAAAATGTAACAGACTTAACATAATGGCATGGTATAACAATATATTTGGTAATAAAAAACCAAAAAGAAAATTCAAAAGAAGCTATACAGGTGCTAATACAGGTAGATTATTTGCTGATTTTATAACTAGCTCTACTTCTGCTGATGCTGAAATAAAAGACAACATTAGACTTCTACGAGATAGAAGTCGTGATTTAGCGAGAAACGATCCATTTATTGCAAGGTATCTAAACCTGATGGTATCTAATGTGATCGGAAAGCAGGGCGTAAGAGTTAGCTCCAAAGCGAGAAATGATGATCAATCATTAGATATTGGAGCTAACCTGCTTATTGAAAGAGCATGGAAAGAATGGAGTCAGCTAGGTAACTGTACTGTAAATGAAAGACTTACATTTTTAGATTGTCAAAAGATATTTATTGAAACTCTATGCAGGGATGGAGAAGTCTTAGTAAGAAAAGTAAAAGATACTAACTCACCATTTGGTTTTAGGATTACCTTTATTGAAGCAGACCATTTAGACGAAAACAAAAATGAAACTATGCTTAAAAATGGTAATAGTATTAAGATGGGTGTTGAGTTAGATAGAGGTGGCAAACCTGTTGCTTATCATTTATTTAAAAAACATCCATACGATAACACTTATCCAAAACCACAACAGGAATACATTAGAGTTCCAGCAGATGAAATAATACACGCTTACCTACCACAAAGAGCAGAACAAACAAGAGGAGTATCATTTATTGCACCTATCATAGCTAATATGAAAATGCTGAATGGATATTACGAAGCTGAAATAGTAGCTGCTAGAGTTGGTGCTTCTAAAATGGGTTTCATAACCTCACCTGATGGCGATGGTTATGTTGGAGATGGCGAACAAGAAGATACATTTAATCCTACTATGAACGCACAAGCAGGGGTGTTTGAGCAACTACCAGCAGGAATGTCATTTGAAAGTTTTGATCCTAGTCATCCTACAACAGCTTTTGAAGCATTTACAACTAGCATATTAAGAAGTATTGCATCAGGTTTAAATATTTCTTATCACGCATTAAGTAATGATTTAACTTCTGTAAACTATTCAAGTATAAGACAAGGTGCATTAGAAGATAGAAGTATGTATCAACTCTATCAGCAGTTTGTGATAGAGCATTTTATAAACCCTATATTTAAGTCATGGTTAGAAATGGCTATATCAACAGGTTATATAAACTTACCGATAGCAAAGTATGACAAGTTTGCTAGAGCCATAAGTTATATACCTAGAAGTTTTGCATGGATTGATCCTTTAAAAGAAATGCAATCTAACATATTAGGTTTACAAAATGGAACTGTTACTTATGCTGATATAAGTGCTGCTTATGGTAGAGATGTTGAAGAATTATTTGAACAGCATCAAAAAGAAGTTGAGTTAGCAAAACAATATGGTATTGAAATAGCTTATCAACCATTTGGAACTAAACTACCAGTTGAAGCTAACATACTAGGTGGGGAAGAAGATGGCGACTAACTTTCCAACACAAGGAGATGATAAAAAAATCTCATTAAGAAACTCACAATATCCACAATTTGATTATGACTTTATAGCTGGTGTAAAAGAAAATGATAAGGATATTTACAAAGCTGGTGGCAACATAAGAGGTAATGAAGCATTTAACTTATGGACTAAAGCAAGAGCAGGTGAAGAAACTGCTGGTGTTATTAAGTGGATTAAAGAAAGAGAAGCATGGGCTGCAAGACATTTTGGCGATGGTTCACAATTTAAGTCAGGAGATAAAGCAGGGAGACCATCTAATATTGCAGGAGTAATAGCACAAATGAAGTGGGGTGTTATTGGTAATTTAGGCGAACAAAGAATGAAAGATGTTGTACTTGAAGCTATAAAATATAGAGAGGGCAAAGAGTCAGGATCAGCAAGTCAGGCACAACAAGATAGACAGGTTTCTGATGCTGTCGAAAAAGGATTAAGAGAAAAGGTAGAAGAACATAATGAAGAAGTAAATAACGCTGCTTCAAAAAGAACAACATATAGAACATTATTAACAGTTTTTGAAAGAGGGATTGGTGCTTATAAAACTAATCCAGCTTCAGTAAGACCTAATGTAGGCTCACCTGAACAATGGGCGTACGCTAGAGTAAACAGCTTCCTATTCGCTTTGCGAAATGGAAGATTTCAAGGTGGGAAGCATGATACAGATTTGCTTCCTGAATCCCACCCTTTATCATCGAAAGAGGAAAAAGCTATGAAAGATAAAGAAGATAGACATATCCTCAATGTAAATGAAACTGATGATTCTGTAATCATAGAGTTTGCTAAACATCATGAGGATAAAGAAGAAATGGAAATGACCGAATCTGAAAGACCATATCACGATGAGGATGAGGACAAAGATAGAGAAGATGAAAAAGAAGATCGTAAGGTATTAGAAATGCCTATGAAATTTAGAACCATTGATTTATCTAAGGCTCGTGCTATTGATGAAGATAAAAGGACTGTAAGAATCGGTGTTTCTAGTGAAACTCCAGTAGAGAGAAGTTTTGGTATGGAAGTACTAGGACATTCTGAAGATGAAATAAATATGGAATTTATGCAATCTAAAACTGCACCACTACTGTTAGATCACGATATGAAAAAGCAAATTGGTGTAGTAGAAGAATTTAAACTTGATGAGACAGCAAAAAGGACAACTGCTGTAGTTCGATTTGGTAAATCGGCTCTTGCTGATGAAGTTTTTAGAGATGTAGTTGATGGTATTCGCATGAATATATCTGTTGGCTACAGGGTAGATAAACTGGAACGACAAAACAAAGATGATGAAACCTTTTATCGTGCATCATGGACACCTATGGAGATAAGTTCTGTAAGTGTACCAGCAGATCAAAGCAGACTTGTCGGTGTTGGTCGTTCTAAAGATAAACAAACATTAAACACAACAAAGGTGAAAGTAATGGAAAACGAAAAACAAGAAATTAATCTTGATGAAGTTAGATCACAAAGTGTTGATGAAGCAAGAAAAGAATTTCAAAGAAACTCAAAAGAAATTATTGATCTTGGTGTAAGACACAATAAAAGAGATTTAGCTAATCAAGCTATTAAAGATGGTGTTTCTGTTGAAGAATTTAGAGGACAATTATTAGAAAACATTTCTAACGATGTTCCTTTAGAAACTCCATCAGAAATTGGTTTAACCGAAAAAGAAACTAAAAGATTTAGCATTATGAGAGCTATTAACGCTATGGCTAATCCTACAGATAGAAAAGCACAAGAAGCTGCAAAATTTGAATTTGAATGTTCAGAAGCAGCACAAAGAGCTTATGGGAAAACAGCACAAGGCTTAATGCTTCCTGAAGATGTTATGAGAAATTGGAATCAAAGGGATTTATCTGCTGGTTCTGATGGTGACTTAATAGGTCAAGACTATAGAGCAGGTGATTTCATTGATGTTCTAAGAAATAACTCTGCTGTAATGCCAATGGCAACTATGCTTAACGGACTAACTGGCGATGTTAAAATCCCAAGAAAAACTGCTGCTTCAAGTGCTGCATTTATTAGTTCTGAGGGTGGTGCTGCTGGTGAATCAGAATTTACAGTTGGTTCTGTAACTATGTCGCCAAAAACTCTAGGTGCATTTACTGATGTTACTAGACAATTAATGATTCAATCATCTATTGATGTTGAAAACTTAATTAGAAATGACTTAGCACAATCTATGGCTATTGCTATTGATGATGCAGCTTTAGAGGGTTCAGGAAGTTCAGGTAATCCTACAGGTATTACTAATACTTCAGGCATTAATTCAGTATCACTTTCAAGTGCTGCTGCTCCAACATTTGCAGAAATGGTTTCAATGGAAACTTCTGTAAGAGTTGACAATGCTTTAATGGGCGATTTAGCTTACATAGTGCATCCAACTAACTATGGCACATTAAAAACTACTGAAAAAGCAACCAATACAGCACAATTTGTAGCTGTTAATGATGAAATCAATGGCTATAAAGTCGTTGTTTCACCACAATTAACTGCTAATAATTATGTATTTGGTAACTTTGATGACTTACTTATTGGAATGTTTGGTGGATTAGACATTGTTGTTGATCCTTATAGCAATTCAAGTACAGGTAATGTCAGAATAGTAGCTTTACAATCAGTTGATGTAGCTGTGAGACACGCAGTTTCATTCTGTGCTGCTAGTTAATGGTACTTAGTACAAACAAAATGGGTGGATTAACTTCCACCCATCTTACAAAAGGTGGAAAAATGAAATATTTAATTTTACAAGATACAGTAGCTAACAAAGAAAAAGTAAAAGCAGGTGATGTAATTGAACTCTCAATAGATGAGGGCAGATCACTTGTTGGTTATGGTAAAGCTGAAGAATACAAAGGCAAACCAAAAAAAGAATCAAATAGAAGTGTTGGTTTAGAAAAATCAGAAACTAAGGTCAAAAAAAGAAGTAAGTAAAAATGGCTATTGAGAGTGCTAGAGATTTTACTTCTTTCCTTGATGCTACAACAGGGCATGGAGTTACTGGCACTTATTTTGAATCAGGAAAGTTATTTGATGATTTTCCTTTAATTGATACTTTGGGATTCATAGATGATGGTTCTTCAGTATTAATTAATCTAATTATAGATCAACCCTATGTCAGCATTGAGGGAGAATCTATATCTGTTGAGGGTTTTCAACCTACTGCAATTCTAAAGGCATCTGATGTGCCTGATATAAAACAAGAAGATAAAATAGTTGTTGATGCAATAACAACAAATAAAGGTAGCACTCTTACGCCTGAAACAACTTTTTTTATCAAAACAGTAGAGCCTGATAATACAGGTTATGTAAGTGTTGTATTGGAGAAAGTGTAATGTCTCAATATAGACTTGAAACTGAAGAAGATATGAGTGCTTACTTAGATATTAATTTTGGTCATGGTGTTACTGCTGTTTTTACTAACAGTAGTGGTTCTGCTTCTACAATAAATATTATTATTAATAATGAATATGTAGAGCAAGTTGAGGGTACAGGTGTTGAAGCACTAAAACCTATAGCTTATTGTAGAAGCATTGATGTACCTAGTATTGCATTTGGTAATACATTAAATGTATCGGCTATAAAAGATGTAGATGGTAATACTCTCAAAGCAGCACAAAATTATACTATCGTTAATATTCAATCAGATCGAACAGGTTTTTCTGCATTGATGTTAGAGGAAATATAATGGCTAATCATATTAGACAGCAGATTAGAGAAAGAGCAGGTACGGTTCTTACAGGACTTACAACAACTGGAAGTAATGTTTTTGAAACTAGAATATATCCTTTAGAAAACACAAACTTACCAGCTTTAGTTATTTACACAAAAAACGAAACATCTGAACCTTTAGTCATTAGCACAAATAGATTGATGAGTAGAGAATTAGAATTAATTGTTGAGATTTATGTAAAACAGACAAGCAACTTTGATGACCAAGTTGATAAGATATGTAAAGAAGTAGAAGTAGCTATTAGTGCTGATACTACATTAAATGGTTTAGCTAAAGACTGTTTTTTACAATCTACTGAGATAGAATATAATACTGAGGGAGAACAACCACTAAGTTATGCTGTTCTCACATTTTTAACTAACTACTATGTTCAGGAGACTGCACCTGATGTAGCAGTTTAACGAGGTACAATTATGAAATTAATTTCACCAAATGGTAAAAGTTCTATAGATGCTCACCCAGATAGTGTTGAGTATTTAAAGAGTAAGGGTTGGAAAGAAGAAGCAATCCCATCGAAAGATAAACCTAAATCTTCTTCTAAACATAACGAGGAATAATTATGGCAACACATCTTGGAAAAGAGGGTACTGTTCAAGTTGGCTCTAACGCTATTGCTGAGATTAGAGGTTTTAGTATTGATGAAACTATTGATACTGTTGAAGATACTTCAATGGGTGATAGTTCAAAAACATACTTAGCTTCTATTAAAGACTTTAGTGGATCAGTTGATGTTCTTTATGATGAAACAGATACTAATGGTCAAACAGCATTATCTGTAGGTTCATCAGTAACATTAAACTTCGCACCTGAGGGTACTGATAGTGGCGATGTAAAACTAACTGGTACTGCTATTGTAACTGGTAAATCTGTTACTTCATCTTTTGATGGATTAGTAGAATCTACTATTACTGTTCAAGGTACTGGTGGTTTAACTACTGGAACTTATTAATTATGAAAGCTATTGAGAGAGCTAAAACGCATTTTGCTGAGCAAGATGTAAAGGTAATTAAAGTGCCTGAGTGGGGTGAAGAAGATAAACCTTTAGAAATTTACAGTAAGCCATTAACGCTAAGTGAGACTTCTAAACTTTATAGAATGAGTAAGAATGATGATCTTACGATGATGGCTTATGTTCTTATCTACAAAGCACTTGATGAAAATGGAGATAAATTATTTACATTAGATGATAAAGGTTCTTTATTAAATAATGTGGATCAAGAAGTATTAGTAAGAGTAGCAACTCAGATTATGGGTCAAGAGCCTATTGAGGATGTTAAAAAAAACTAATAGAGGATGTTAATTTATATTCACAATATGCACTAGCAGAAAAACTAGGCAAGACATTAGAAGAATTGCAGAAAATTAGCATCCAAGAATATCAAGGTTGGATAGCATACTTTGAGTTAGTAGAAGAAAGGCAAAGAAATGGCAAATAAAAAAATACAGTTTAAGCTAACTGCTGTTGATAAAACTAAAGCAGCTTTTGATAAAGTTTCTAAAGGTTTAAAATCAGTTGGTGGTGGTGCATTAAAAGCTGCAAAGCTAATTGGTGGTGTAGGTATAGCTGCTCTTGGTGCTGCTGCTGGTCTTGCTGTTTTAGTAAAAAAATCTTTTGAATATATCGACACATTAGGTAAAACTTCTGCAAGAACAGGGATAACTACTGATACATTACAAGCATTTCAATTAGCAGCTATTGAATCGGGATCAACAATAGAACAAACACAAAAAGGTTTAGAAAAATTTAGTAGGTCGATTGGTGATGCTGGTAGAGGTCTAAAAACACAACAGGATATTTTTAAAGACTTAGGCGTTGAAATTAAAAACAATGATGGCAGTCTAAAAAGCTATGAACAAGTTTTATTTGATGTTGCTGATGGTTTAGCCAAGGGAAAAGCTTTAGATATTGCACAATCTTCCCCTGTAAATGGATTTAATATAAAACTTATAGGAACTGATAATTATGAAGATACAAAAAATTCAGACGTGATAATTATCACTGCTGGAGTACCAAGAAAA